GTAAAGGTTTAGCCGGTTGCAGTGACAAAAAAGATGTAAAAGTTCCTGACCGCATCGAGCCCACTGAGAGCGGCTTTGACAAAAGACAAGCTCAAAGAAGAGAGGCTTTCGAAACTATCAAAGATTCACAAGCTAAAAGCTGTGTCGAAGCTCAAAAGCTCAAGATGGGTAAATTACTGCTCGAAGAAGAAGAATTATATTTTCCACACAACCTTGATTTCCGAGGCCGCATTTATCCTTTAGCTGGCCGTGGCGCTATCAATCCACAAGGCGATGACAGCGGTAAGGCTATGCTGAAGTTTGCTCACGGTAAAGAACTCGGTGAAGACGGCGTGCCTTGGTTATTCATTCATGCTCAAAACGTATGGGGTAACGATAAGATCAATCTTCAGTCTCGCATTGAGGCCACAGAAAAGAACCTCGATGAGTATTGCTCCTACGCTATGAACCCTATGGTCAATCGCGGATGGATGGAAGCTGACAAGCCTTTTTGTTTTCTCGCCTGTTGCTTCGAGCTATTAGGTTACACGATGGAAGGCGAAGATTATGTCAGCCATCTACCTATCGCCATCGATGGGAGCTGCAATGGGCTCCAGCACTTTGCCGGCATTATGCTCGATCAGAGAACAGCTGAAGCTGTCAATGTCGTGCAGACTAATACAGAGCACTCTGCTGACATATACACTCAGGTTGCTGATGGTGTCGAAATACTGCTGACCAAACAGGCCGCCGAAGGTATAGAAGAGGCCCGCTATTGGGTGGGCAAAGTGCGCCGTGATGTAGTCAAGCAACCAGTGATGACATTGTCTTATGGTGTGACTCGAATTGGCATGCGAGATCAGATTGTCGATAAGTGCCGTAAGCTGGTCCGTAAAGGAAAGTTAGAGTATCAAGAAGGTACTAACAGTTCTCTCGCTGCATACTTAGCCGAGCAGATACACAGTGTCATCGGTAATGTTGCAGGAGCGGCCTTCGATGTCATGAACTGGTTAGCGTCAGCGGCGAGCACTAAAGCTCAAGTTATCGATGACCTCGATGGAGCGTTCTCTTGGGTCACTCCTACAGGTTTGCCAGTTGTTCAAGAGTATTTTGATTATGATACGCAGCGCTTTAAGGTGTTTGTCGAAGGTCGCTCAGTTAAATTTACTCAGCGCATAGGTCCAGCTCAGATAAAAAAATCTAAGCAGAGACAAGGAGCTGCACCTAACTTTGTGCATTCGCTTGATGCCTCTCACCTAATGTTGACTGTAAATGAATGCGCCAGGCACGGCATCGAGGACTTCGCGATGATCCACGATTCGTTTGGTACTCACGCTGCAACGACACCATTACTCTTTGAAGTTTTAAGAGATAAGTTTGCAGAGATGTATCAAGCTGATGTGCTCGATGATCTATACAAGTCGATGCCAGAGGCGGTACAGGAAAAGCTAGAGAAACCGCCTAAGCGAGGTTTTCTTGATCTTTCCCTAGTAAAGGAGAGCGAATTCTTTTTCGCTTAAATTGCGTTAGCGCATATGTTATGGTGAATGCATGATTAATTCTTGGCTCGAAGGCATCATTAATGAGGGCTCCCCTGTTCACAATAAGCTCATCGAGCTTCTCAACGATGGGGGAGTTGTTTGGGAGGGGCTCGGTCCTGATGGAATTAATAGTCTAGCTCAAAGCCAGCACTTAGATTATGACCAGCTCGAAGAGGAATATCGGGACCGAATTGTCGCTGCATTCAAAAAAGAAGACTACCTCACCATGGGTAAGATGTTCCATTTCATGCTCTCAAGCTATGTGCTCGCTGTCGCTATGCACAAAGATCCAGACTTGGATTTAGAAAATGTCCAAATCAAAGACCCGACCTGATGTGCTAGCCAATCGATATCGTAACGCCCTTATCGATTATCAAAAAAATTCGACTGTCAAATATATCCGAAGAAAGCATCGAGGTTCACCATGCCATCAAAAAGACAAATGCGAAGAGCCTTCGAAAGACATGGAGACGTTGTATTTGAAGAAGAAGTAGTCGGTAAGCATTCTAAAGCTCGAAAAAAAAGAAAACCAAAACCCGCCAGCCCAGAACATCTCAGAAAACTCAGATCTCTTTATCTGCGAGCTGACATTCTTGTTGTCCCTTATTCGGAGAAAGAAGTGAAAGAACTCATGACTAAAGCGAGAGATGAATATGACCGTAACGGATTAATTTCCACAAACACCAGCCTCGAACTAATCAAAGCTGGAAAAAATGTAACCGAAATTGAGCAACTTTGGGATGACCTAAAGTCGCGAGATGTTAAACCAACCTTCAACCAAGAGGACCAAAAAGATGAGCAATGAACCCACAGTTGCTGAAGCTCTTGACTCAATGAAAGCCAAGATTTTCCGCACTACCCCCGTAGGCGTTGCGGTTTATCCGCACCTCCTTGATCACGATGAATACCAGCTTAAACAAAATGGTGTGTACCAATGCAATACGAAGTTACTTCTCGACCCTAGTGTCCCCGAAGTAAAAAAATTCGTCAGCGACATCGACTCACTGGTCGATCAAGCTTTTGAAGCTGGTAAAAAAAATCTCAAGAGAGATTGGGAGAAAGCTACAGGTAACGCTAAAGCAAAAATCAAGACTGCTAAAGAAGGTCTTGAAAAATATTCTCCTTACGATGATGAAGTCGATGAAGAGGGTGAGCCTACAGGTAAGCTTCTTTTCAAAATGAAAACTACCGTTCGAGGCACAGACAAAAAAACCGGCAAAGATTGGAAACGTGAAGTACCTATATTTGACAGCAGCAGCGGAAAAATAATAGGTGAAGACCGTAATCAATTGAAGCTATGGGGCGGCAGTAAAATTGCTATATCAACGCAAGCAGTTCCGTTCGTTCAACCAGGCATTAAGAAAGCGGGAATATCATTGCGTATAGCTGCCGTTCAAGTGGTAGAAATTGCGGGAGCAGAGAGAAGCGCAGATCAGTATGGCTTCGGTCAGCACGAGGGGTTCATTGCAGAATCAGAATCGAATGATTCAGAGGAAGTAGTTAATGAACAGAGCGAGGAAGAGGAAGAATTCTAAACCTTTCCCTAATCAAATATCACCGACATTTGTATTGAAATTACCATGGCCGCCATCTATCAATCACTACTATGGTCGCACAAGAACTGGTCAACAGTTCATTGGAAGCAAAGGTAAACAGTTCCGCAAGGATGTTATCGAATACTTACGCTTCATTCCTGAAAGTGATAGATCGATTCATAAAGATCGCCGTGTTCAAGTCTGGGTAGAAGCATTTCCTCCAGACCGAAGAAGGCGAGATTTAGACAACTTAAAGAAAGCTCTTCTCGATTCACTTACTCATGCAGAGGTTTGGCAAGATGATTGCCAAGTTGATGACTTGCGTGTTGTGCGTAGAGAGCCTACTAAGGGAGGACATGTAATCGTTCATGTGTCGGTGATTTCTCATGAGTGAATTTCACGACCGCCAACGCTGGTACATGATGAAGTACCGTTACGGCATCGAACCCATCGAGTTTTTTGAACTTCTTATAAAGCAAGACAGCCGGTGTGCAATATGCTTAGTAGAATTTGATTTTACAGAGCGAAAGCAAAAATATACACAATGTTGCGTGGACCATGAGCACATCTCTGGCAGAGTCAGAGGATTGCTGTGTCGTTCATGCAACTTGGCTATCGGGCATTTTCACGATTCTACTCTATGGGTAACGAGAGCACTCGAATACTTAGGAGATACCGAGATGGAATTGTCACAGCGAAAAAGGTCAGACTCGCAAGTTAAGCAAGTTCTTAACTATATGAAAAAGCGAGGGTCAATTACACAAGCTACCGCCTCTCACGTTTTTGGATGTTCGCGCCTGGCAAGCGTCATACATCGCTTAAAAAAGAAAGGCCACATGATTGAAGCTCATTACGAGCAAGGCATCAGAGGTCGGTTCGCTCGATATCGACTCACACCAGATAAATAAAAGAAAACTCAAGGGGTAACACATGGCACACGATAAAGGTCGATTCGTGAAGCATGAGCCGTGTCCGTCAGATACATGTACATCGAGCGATGGTTTTGCTCGTTATGAATCTGGATACGGCACATGCTTTGTATGCGATTACTACGAATATCCTGATGGCGAAAAGCCTAAACAAACTGGAAAAGGTAAAACAAAATTACCTCGACCCCCTTATCCAGTGTCTGGAGAATTTCAGCGTAAGAGAGGCATCTCTCAAAAGACAATGGAATTCGCTCAGTATCACATCGGGAACTATCTAGGAGATAAAGCCCATTTAGTATCAGTACCCGATGGCAATGGGTCTGGTCACTCTGCAACAAAAATTCGACTGCAAAATAAAGAGTTTCGATTTGTCGGTGATACGGAGAACGCTGGTTTAATTTTCCAGAATCTCTGGCCGTCATCCGGTAAGAAGCTAGTTATTACTGAAGGCGAATTTGATGCACTTTCAGTAATGGAAGCGCAGCAATGCAAGTGGCCGGTCTGTTCGCTCCCAAATGGCACCCATAGTTTTGAGAAAGCATTTAAGAATGCATTCACCTTTATCAATAGTTTCGATGAGGTAATTCTATGGTTCGATAATGACGAGGCGGGCCGCCATTCCGCTGAACGAGCTGCCCTTCTCCTTGAGGCTGGTAAGTGTTTGATAGCAGTTACACCCCTTGGCTGTTCAGACGCTAACGAGCTACTTCAAAAAGGGCATACTCGCGAAATTATCGATGCCATTTGGAGAGCGTCTCCTTTTACACCATCAAGATTCGTTTCACTCAGCAGTCTCAAAGAAGATGTACTTAGACCAGTGGACACAGGCTTACCATGGATATTTGATGACCTAACAGAGTGGACCTATGGCCGGCGTAAAGGTGAGACCTACTTCTTCGGCGCTGGTACAGGTGTCGGAAAGACAGACATTTTCACTCAGCAAGCGGCGAGTGATATCGCCAATGGTGAAAAGGTAGCGCTCTTTTCCTTCGAGCAAACTCCAGTTGAAACAGCCAAGCGTCTAGCTGGGAAGTTTGCTGGACAAAGATTTCATATCCCTAACACTGGCTGGACACAAGAGGATGTAGATGCTGCCTTTGCTGAACTCGAAGACAAGCAAGCTTACATCTATGATCAGTGGGGTGCAGCAGAATGGGCCACAGTGAGTCGCGACATAACGCAGCTCGCTCATATGGGTTATCGACATTTTTACATCGATCACCTCACCGCTTTTGCAGCGCATGCGGCTGATGAGAGAAAGCTGCTAGAAAGCACTTGTGCTGACATGGCGCAGTTAGCGCAGCAGCTCGGCGTGAACTTCTATGTGATATCACACTTAGCAACTCCTGATGGTGTACCTCATGAAGAAGGCGGGCGTGTCTATGTCCGTCACTTTAAGGGGTCCAGAGCTATAGGCTACTGGGCTCACTTCATGTTCGCCATCGAGCGTGATACTCAGGCTGATGACATCGAGGAGCGCAGACATTCAAAGTTCCGCTGCCTTAAAGATAGATACACTGGCACGGCTACTGGCAATGTATTAACACTCGCCTATGAAGAAAACAGTGGTCTTCAGAAAGTTGACAGCGACTATAAGTTCCCTGATGAGAGACCAAAAACAGCAGAGGACCATGGCTTTAAGAAGACTGTAAATAATGATTTTTAGGGGGTCGAATGTCACTTTTTATCGGAGATATTGAAACAGACGGTTTTCTCGACAAGATGACCAAAATACACTGCATTGTTCTTTTTGAACTAAATGAAAAGAAATGGCTGACCTTCAATAATCGAGGCGATGCAGATGGAGACATCGAGGATGCCATGAGTGTTCTCAATGAGTGCGACAAGTGCATCTTCCATAATGGTCATGGCTTTGATTATCCAGTTCTTCAGAGATTCACCAAGAGCTTTAAGTTAAAGCCTAGTCAAATGTATGACTCGTTAGTAATGGCTAAGGCCGTGTATCGAGACATTCGAGGCCAAGACTTTGATGCCATGAAAAAGAATAGAAGGCATAAAGAATTTGCAAAGATGAACCTCGTGGGCTCGCACTCACTCAAAGCATGGGGCTATCGATTAGGCGAGCTTAAAGGCAGCATTGCGGATGACCAAGGGACAACTGATTGGTCCGAGTGGACCTCCGAGATGCAAGACTATTGTGTTCAGGATGTTGTCGTAACAACGCGCCTGGTGGAATCAGTTTTAAAAAAGATCGAACAACATCCATGGGAATGCCATGCGCTCGACAATGAGTTTCAGCACATCATGTCCCGACAAGAGCGGCAGGGTTTTTATTTCAACGAAGATGAAGCCATAGAGTTATATGGTGAAATACAAGAGCTATTGAATAAGCTCGAAGGGGAGTTAGTTAATGAATTTGGAATGTTCTATAAACGAGGCAAAATTTTCACACCAAAAAGAGATAATGCTCGACAAGGTTACACAGCTGGCTGCTCTTTCAGTAAAGTCACCCTCACTGAGTTCAACCCAGCTAGCAGGGACCATATCCAAGACCGGCTTCAAAAAGTATACGGATGGAAGCCTGATGCTTTTGGAGTGGACGGTAAAGCTACTGTCGATGAACGCACATTGTCTAAGCTGCATTATCCACCAATCAGATTACTCCTACCCTACCTACAAAGCGTTAAAATTGCTGGCATGCTTGCCGCTGGATCTCAGGCTTGGCTTACCAAGGTTCGAGGAAAAAGAATTCATGGACGTATTGACCCTATGGGTACGAATACTTGGCGATGTAGTCACAAAAATCCAAATCTCGGACAGATACCCAGCGTTAGAAGAAGCAGCAGTGGAAGCATCTTGTGGAACGTGGAAGGGGGATTTGGAGCTGAGTGCCGAAGACTGTTTGGAGTACCTTCAGGGCATTCGCTTTTGGGCCACGATGCGTCAGGTCTTGAACTCCGATGCCTCGCCCACTACATGGCAGCCTATGATCAGGGCGATTATGGACAATTGGTTGTGGACGGTGACGTTCATAGCGTCAACCAAGAGGCCGTTGGACTCAATCGAAGAGCAAACGCAAAAACATTTATCTATGCATTCCTTTATGGGAGTGGAGACCTTCGGCTCGGATCAATTGTTTTTAACGACCTCGAAGAAGAAGACCAAAAGAAAATAATTAAACGGCATGGCCCTTCGGGTCCAGCCTACGACAGAGCTTTAACTTCATTAGGTAAACAAAGTCGAGGCAATATTTCTCGCTCACTGCCCGCCCTTGGCCAGCTCATCAATGCCGTAAAGCACAAGGCTAAGACAGCGCGCAAACTCAAAGCCCTCGATGGGAGACTCCTTGAGATTCGCTCAGTCCACTCAGCGCTTAACATGCTGCTGCAATCAGCTGGCGCAATCCTAATGAAACGCTGGCTTGTCATCTTAGATGCTGACCTTCAAGCGCAGGGGCTCTTACCTAAACAGTTTGGGGGAAGTGCTTATGAGTTCGTAGCTAACGTCCATGATGAAGCTCAGTGCGAAGTACGGAAAGAGGACGTTGAGATTTACAACAAGTTAGCTATCGAGGCTTTCCCTAAAGCTGGGGCTTACTATAATTTTCGCGTGCCTATCACTGGTGAAGGATCTGCCGGTGATTCATGGCTGGAGACTCACTAATGAATAAAACTACTGCATTAAAAATGCTTACTGGTCCACCCGAAGAAGTTACTTTTATCGATGGTGTGCAGCTCGACATTCTCAAGAACGAAAAGCTATTTATGAATGTTGGCATGTTTAAATCTTTTGAACAGTTCATTATCACGTTCGATACCGATGACCATGCTCAGTTCAATAAACTTTTCTTTAAAGCAAAAAGAGAAGAAATCACTCAATCGAGAGCCAATATATTTGTCCACAATCTTACATGTACTTTTAGCTCAGAGATTATTAGTACGATGGCTAAAGCCATGCTCGAATATCGAAGAGATGATCAAGAAGATTTCTCGACTACATATATAGGTGCAGGGATTCCAGCATGCTTCATGGCTATGGTTGCAGCAATCAGTCCCCCGCATCAACTCTTTAGTTTTGGCATGCCCGCTTTCTCATCTATGAGAGTTTTTAATGATATACAGGAAAAAGCCTATGACAGGAAAATGCGTATAGGTAATCATCGAGAATTAGCAATCGATCAAAACCACTACATACTTCCCACTGATGGAACCTTTAGAGTTTCAACTGATTATTCTTCTCCGACACAAAAGCTAACGAACCATACCTGTCCAACCTATCGAGAGCGTTTACTAGCACGCTTAACAACTTTCCCACGCAGAGGTTTAAATCTAAAACACCATGAGAACACTCCTTTTTGATAGCGATATATTTGCCTTCAAGGCAGCAGCAATCAACGAAGTGAACACACCTTTTGGAAAATACTCGTGGGAAGAATCAGCACTGCAAGACATCGACATTCGTATTGATGAGCTAATGGTTGAGCTGCAAGCTGATGAAGCCGTGATGTGTCTTACTCACAAAGATAATTTTAGATACAAGGTATTGGCTTCTTATAAGGGCAATCGTAATCGAGATGAAAAATCCAGACCTGAGTTATTGCCTCGCATTAAAAACTATCTCGCAACCGAGTATCGATCATACATAAGGCCGTACCTCGAAGCCGATGACATCATGGGTATCCTCGCGACACACCCTAAGTTAATCGCTGGCGAAAAGATTATCGTCAGTGAGGATAAAGACATGCGAACTGTTGCAGCTCCTGTATACAACCCGCGCCATCCAGAGCTTGGCATACAGCACATCACTCCTCTCGAAGCAGCTCAGTTTCATATGTGGCAAGTCATAGTGGGTGATGCTACGGATGGCTATACCGGCTGTCCTCGCATAGGACCGGCATCGGTATATGCCGAAGACATAATCACACTTGATGCTGAAGATCTGTGGGATGCAGTAGTCGAAGCTTATGCATCTAAAGGTCTCACTGAAGAGGATGCAATTATTCAAGCAAGGCTCGCTAAGATTCTGTCTACTCAATTTTATGATTTTAAAAATAAGGTCGTTGAACTATGGACCCCATTGGCGCTACAGCTACTCGATCAAGGATATTGACTATGAAAAACAACAAAGTTCAAGTAGGTGGTAATCACTATAGAGATATGAAGATACAACCAGTTGACTATATCACTCAAAATGGATTGTCGTACTTGGAAGGCAATGTGGTGAAGTACGTTTCACGATGGAGAAAGAAAGGAGGTATAGAAGATTTAAGGAAGGCTAAACATTATGTCGAAATGCTAATAGAGGAAGCACAACATGGCAATCTACAAACTAAATAATTTTGCTGTTCACGAACTTGTCCCGCCAGAGACTTATGAAAAGTTTGGTAATCGTGCTATTCGTTATATCGATCCGAGACTTATTGCTACGCTTAATGCCATACGAGATTATCTGAATACTCCGATGACTATTAACAATTATAAGTTTGGTGGTGACAGAATCGGCAGTGGTTTACGTCTGCCTGGCTCGAAGTATCACTCGATGTATTCGGCCCATAGTCACGGCATGGCCTTTGATGCAGTAGGTAACTTTGACTATGACCAGATCAGGCAAGATATTATGGATAAGGAAGATGAATTGCTACCTCATCCAGTTCGCCTTGAGATGGACATTAACTGGTTACACGTTGATGTCATGAATGAAACTGACAAGTTTGTTGTGACATTTAATCCTTAACAAAAAAAGCCCCAGCAGCATAAGCCACTGGGGTAATACTCTTAGGAGAGTAGAGGAGTTATTCATCGACAAGCGCCATCGTACCGCCAGTTCTTAATATCAACTGGACCATATCTTCATAGCGTTTACCGGCAGAGCCTAGATACTGTTGCTCTAAATCATCTAGTATTGAAGAAACTCGATCTTGCACCAACTCTGGAGCTTGTGTGCTAGCGCCAGGCGTGACCAAGGCTTCTACGGCTCTTTGCCTTTGTGGAGCTGCCATTGCGTCAAAGAATTGAGGCATCATACCTGACGCTGCCATTCCATAATTTCTTGCTCTTCCTGATGGCATAAAACGCAATGCTCTTACTATTTGCGTAAAAGTACCACTTGGATTTAAAGAGCCTCGTGTATCTGGGACTAAACCTCTCAGTGACCAAGCTTCAATAGACTTATCTAAGTTATTAGTAAATTCCTTTCCCCATAACTCTATTCTTTTATTCCTATCAATCTTGTTAATTACTGCTCTAAATTTCTTTTCGTTAAAAGGTATTACTCCAGTTTCTTTAATTTTACCGCTTGTTTGCGTTATAGCTGCATGAAGAGCTTCTAATAAAGGAGCTTGAGCTAAACCATTCATGACTTTCTCACCATCACCAGTAGTCATCAACTTAGCTTTTAGCTTCCTCATGTCCGATACAGAAAAATTTCTTGATGTTAACGCTAAAGTCAAATCAAGTTTTTCTCCGACTGAATCTGTCAGAGAAAACCCATCTGCATCTAATCGAGAAGCTTGTTTCAAATCACCTACTTGATTATCTACTGACTTCATAATCTTATTGACTATGTCATTTCCGCTCCACTCTGTACTAAATTCCC